CTGTGCTATTGTTTGAATTAACTTATCAGTTTGCGTATCAACCTTATCAGAATTTAGGAGCGAGTTTATACACGGATATTTCATGGTAATTCCAACATTATCAGATAACTTAAGTTTACGGTCTTTAATTTTAGAAGTGTCTGGAGGCTTAATTTCAAGAAGATTAACTTTTGCTTTCGATTTTTTACCCGTGTGCGGACAGTTGATCGCTGGTTCACAAACTTCTCCGACCGATTTTGCACGAATATTCAAAAACAAATATTCGAAGTCACAAATGGGTAAATCTCCGACTGACTCTATATTATCACATACGGATTCTAACAAGTTTATACCCGCACGAAGTAAAGATTCCTCTGACCCCTCCTCTAAGGCAAGAAGTAATATCTTTTCCTCTTTCACCCTAAACGGTCTGTAGGTTACTTTTTGTTGAGTTATGGGTAACGTTAAACTATAGGTGGGTGTTTCTGATTTTAATAAACCTGATAATTTCATAATGATTTGCCTTTCATTCTATTTCATAATCTCTATAAGAGAAGTTGACCGACTGTCGTACATATGAGTCTGTTGTATTATCACTCAATGATATGGAGTTTATTGTTTTTGGAAAAACTTCAAAACATCTCAGGGATAATGACGGAGTTTTAAAGTCCTGTGAAAATACTTGAATCCTCATATCGCAGACATATTGTTTTCTGTCTTGCATGATCATACCCGTATTTGTATCTCTAAGACCTCCACCGATAATCTCATCCATCCATTTTTCCATAGCGACTCTTATATTAAAAGAATCATTACTTGATCCCATCAATTTGAACACGACCTCAATATCTCCACCAAATGTTCTTTCGTAAGGTAATTCCTGAACAGGTCCAAAGGTTCTTCTCTCGACCGTTGACAAAGTTCTACCAGGCATCGTTACGTCTTCGACGATGATGCTCGCATCTCCTCCGTCAAAACCAAGGTTAACCCCAGAGGGCCCACCAAAAAACTGCACCTTAAACTTGCTAGGACTTGCAAGTTGAAACTGATTGATTCTATCCGTAATGGTTCTCAGATCGGTGGTCATATCATCTCCCTACTTTATTTATTACTAAAGATATCCTTTTCTGTAAGAATTAAGAATTTCCAGCCTCGTTGTTTACAATACTCTCTCGCATATTTCCACTTTGCTAGGTTAGTTTCATAAGTCATGCATTCGTTTAGATATGACTTTTTTGTTTTCTTTCCTCGCTTTGGTCTTATGGTTTGCTTGAGCGGTTTAACTTCTATAAGAATCGTATCGATTTCGTTCTCCTTACCCTTCTTTTCTATGAGAAAGTCGGGGTAGTATCTTCTCATTTTTCGATCTACAGTTGAATAGTAAGGTATTGATATTTCTTCACTCGACCAGCGAAGTATGTTCTTATTTGAGTCGAGGTATTTACAAACCTTTCTCTCCCACATGGATCTACAGATAATTTTATGTGGATCACCCATGTATTTGTTAACGTTCTGAGGTCTGTATCTAGATTTGTAAGCCATGACGTAATATATAGTATGGAGAACGAATATGTCTAGATACCACTTTCCAATTGAAGAGTTTAGCACTAATGAATTGTATGTCAGGTTTCAAATTTTTAGACCTGTTAGTAACCTATTAAATGAAACTCAATCAAAAGATAGATTTGGTGATCTAATTGATGAAATATTTCTTCACGCACCAAATCAAATTCAAGAGGGAAACTCTCATAGGTATAAAGTTGTAAATGGTCGCATTATCGCCGCAATTTCAAATGTGAGCGACACGACATCAATTGCGGATATTTTTGGTGGACTTGCACAAATCGCTGAAAATGTATTACCTAGTGCGGTTGAAAACGCTATGGGTATCATATCACAAACCGTACAAAATCCACAGGAGGAGCAACTGTACCAGGCTCCTAATTTTAGAACTCATAGTTTTTCATATGAGTTAGCAGCAACAAGTAATTCTGATGCAGTTGCATTAGACAATATTGTAAACACCTTTCGAAAGAATTCATATCCTTCGGAAATATTTGAGGGTGCTGAATTGTCCACACGATTTACGGTTCCGAATCAGTTTAAAATAACTTTTCTTCAAAAGGGTAAAGAAGGTAGGGTTGTGGGTGTGGGTGTTCCCGCAAAATGTGTTTTAACTGGATTCAATGTTAATTTTAGTGGTGCAGGAAAACCTGTCATGTATAAAAACGGAAAACCTGCTTTTGTAAACTTAGACTTGACATTTACCGAAACAAATCTCTTACACCAAAGACATGAGGCTTTAAATTAAGGAAACATATGTTTTTTGAACAATTCCCAAAACTTAATTACGACTTTCCTTTTGAGGATATCTATGGTGTCGAAATGTTGGACGTATTTCGTAGAGTATCTTTTTTGTTCCAACCTTATGCGGAAACGAATAGACCAACTTTCGATTATTTTATAGAGTTTGGAGACACACCAGATATTATCGCAAAAAAAGTTTATGGTACTGAAGACTATTGGTGGTTAGTTTGTTTGTTTACCAATACAATCAATCCTTTTAGTGAATTTCCAAGAACTGGATTTGACAGAGGTATAGAAGATCTTTATGGATCACAATTGACTGTGTATCTCGAAAAAACTGGCGGAACTGAAACACAGGATTTTAAAGAGGGTGATTTTTTAATTCTTGCATCATCAGCAGGTGTACCCTTTGAAGATTATGTGCGATCTGGTGAAGTAAGAAAATTACCCAAACCCGTATTAAATAATGGTGAATATTCAGTATACAAAATTACTCGGTGGGATCAGACACTTCGTAAAGCAACAGTAATTCCAAACAATGCAAATGCTAAGAGTTTACTGCGTGGAAATCAACATGTTTTGACATTTGATAATCAAGGATCAAACCAAGTCATCGGTAAGATAAAGAGAGTCGAACAACCCGAAGATCAAAAACTCGTTGGATTCCAATCAAAAAAGACTGGTTTTCCGATATCTCCTTTGTATAATATTAAAACTACTAAAATCGCTGGAGCGTCAGCGAATGAAGGTGCAGTGAAAAGATCAAACGGAGATCCCATCGTGAACCCAATCAATTATACAAATACAATCATAAATGGATTTTTAGGTTCGGATGTAGGTAGCACCTATGACCAAGACTACGCAGCAGTTTATTACACACCTCCGTCTACAAATAATCCAACTACTAATGATGATGTAAATGATGATGTGTATATTCAAACAGGATTCGAATCTCCAATTAGCAGAGGTAAGTTAAGATTATTAGATCCTCAGTTCAAGTCTGAGGCTTTTAAATTGTTTAGAGATGCCTTGAATTCAGATAAGTATTCAATCAAAGAGTTTAGCACTAGATTCCAAGATGTGAGGGATCGTCGTTTTGCAGTTCCAATCAACCCCGTAGATAATAGAATAGTTCTTTAATATGGCAGAAGAAATTGTATCTCAATTTGATGTAAATATAACAGATGCGTCCATACTCACCGATGTAGGTCAATACGACCTATTGAAACACGGAGCCTTAGATGCTTTATCACTGTTTGAAAATATGTTCGATCCTTGTTTAAGTGGTGCAGCATCAGTTATTGATGTCACTGGATGGGCGGAAGAACTGCAACTTGATAAAGGTCCAGTGTATATTTCACTTACTTTTGAAACACCTGAGTCAGTAGGCGATGGGGTTAAAAATCTTTGCTGTAACTTTCGCATATACTCCATACTTCCGATTGATTTAAGCGGTGATGAGGGCGGTGTAGTTCAAGGTAGAGCGTATGCTTTGTCTTTCGCTGATGTCGCTTACTTAGAGAATAATGAGACTACACAACATCTTGAAATTACAGGTGAAGAAGGAGATCCATACTTTAAGGGTAAAATTAGCGAACTTGTTGAGAAGGTCACCGAGGCGGCACAACTAGGTTTCGAGACACCTAATATTGAAGAGACAGGTAATAGCGTTTATTATAAACCTGCTCAGGGTGCATATCCTGTCATTAGAAAAGACGATGAACAGAAACCGTTTGAGTTGTTGTTTCAACTTGCAGAAAATTCTATTCACAGCGAGAATCCAAACGCAGTAAACTTTTACTTTTATCAAGATAAGTATGGTGCATATAACTTTAAGTCAATCGAGTCACTTATTGGTGATGGAGAACCTGTTGCAACTTTTAAAGGTGGAGTTACCTCAACTGCTGAAAATCAAAAAAGAAGAATTATAAATCTTAGTGTCATCCGACACACAGATACATTAAGATTAAAAAATTCTGGTGCTTTAGTAAATACCATGAAGTTTTACAGACCCCGACCCGATGCTGAGAAGTATAAAAGGTGGTATCGTGATTCTATTGGAACAGTTTATTTTAGAATCAATTGTAGACAAAAAGATCACTTTCCTGCTGCAATCTTCGGATTTCAACAAATAGAAAAAGGATTTGCTGAGTGGAGATACGCATGGGTCGAAGTCTATCTTGCTTTTGATTATGAGAAAAACAGACCTAACTGGTTGGTAAAACCGATTGAACGTGGTGGGTTGCGATCATGGGTCGTTCACGAAAAAGATCCTGATGACGAGGACGATACTCGTGTTTATCCTTTTGTTTTAAATGGTCCGTACAGTGACGTTAATATTTTTGCTCGACCAGCCTTTAATACTATGGAACAAGGTAATGATGCTTACTATGATTACGAGGAACGTAGAGGATGGGAAGCACCAGGCTATCGACTGGACACTGAAATTTGGGAAGATAGTTGTATGAAGATACAACCAATCCGAGGCTCTTTCTGTCGTGTTGTGAATCGTGAGCAACAAGATGAGGATGGACTGGAAGTAAGTGAACCAATCACTCCAAGTGGTGATGAACCTGCGATGAAAAACAATGTCATCGAACAATGGGCGAAGTGTTTTGATACTTTCGAAAGTGTAACCACAGATTTAGATGATTTTCCTGTGTTGGGGTCTTTCCCTATCGTTGATATGAAAGTATACTTCGCAGAAGATAATCAACCTCATTACTTCTTTACTGCTGAGAACGCAGTGGATGGAGAGTGTGATGAAGAGGATGTTGAAGGTGGTGATGGTGAGTCTACCGAGGATTGTAAGGATGAGACAACGCGAGAAGGCGCTGAAGAGGAATAATATATGAGTATGCATCGCATGTGCTGTTGTGACGATATTGGTGTCGCAGCATTTATACATTATGGTCCGACTGGTATTCCTCCCAGTCTTGTCGCAGATGTTCCTATTATAGAAAATTACGCTACACCCTGTTCACCGTTTTGTCTTCAGGACGAGGATGAAATACATCCTAAAGTTAACGCTGAAAAATATTTTATCGATAATGATTTTGTTGATGAAGAAACGGGTTTGGTGCGTGTAGGACTTGAGGTTTTTGTTCAACCAGTTACGGATTACGTTTGCACACAGAATTTAGAGGTTTGTAATTCAGAATGTATTGATGAATCTTCAAACGATGAAGAGGGTGCTTGTTGTTTCTGTAACAGTCCAGTGAATGTTCCTGACTTTTGCGTAGATGATACGTCAGAATTAGAGTGTAATGAATTAGGTGGTGAGTTTCAGGGAGAAGACACTAATTGTGGAGATCAAAGAAGAACAAATAGAAGAACTCCAGACGGTGAACTTATTGAGCAGATAATCCCAGGCTCAGATCCACCAGAATACGAGCCTCAAACAGAGTCGATTTGTAATGTTTTCTGTGATGTTGATCTATCGTGCGAAGATGATCCTTGTCAAGAAAGATGCGAAGATCCTATCTATGGTGCATGCTGCACAGTGGGTGGATGTAGTGAGCGTACAAAATCTGACTCAAACCCAGCAACATTAAGTTGTGATGATATAGGTGGTAGATGGCAGGGAGATAACACTGTATGTGAGGACGTAGATTGTAGATGTGATGAAGAAGAAGAAGATGTTTGTGATTTTAGTGCTTCAGGATCGGCATGCAGCAGATCTTATGCGGAGAAATATGCAGCAGCCATACAAGAAGGTTGTGACGTAAGCAACGTACTAGCGCCATGTCTGACAGTTGGTGGAGATCATTGTACGGTTTGTCCAGGCGGGTGTTGTGCGTTTTATAAACCAGAGTATGAATCGGAAAATGTCACATATTGTTCAGTTATGTCACAGAGTGGATGTGAATCGTTAGGATTGCAATTAGCCGCCGAAAACTACCAAGGTGGAACGATATATGGAGGGGTAGGTACTTACTGCAACACAATCCCATGGCCAGGAGATTACGGGGATGGTTGTGGAACGCCAGGGAGTCTCCCTTGTTTAAAACCTGACAACTGGGATTGTTGTTATACTGGACCTGAGGGGCCTTCAAGTATTTTTGATTATTTCAATTCAGATTGCGTAAATTATGACTGTTTCGACATAAGTAGTATTTGTAATCCACCCGACCCAGAAGAGGGTGGTGATCCATCGTTAGGTGGGACATGTTGTATAAATGGACGTTGCGCCCATTCAATACCAGAATCATGTTGTGGGAGATTTGGAGGTGTTTATAAAAATCTTCCGTGTGGTGAGCGACATCAAAACGGGGAGTCAGTATGTGGAGATCCTGAGCCATACAATCCTTATGGTTCATGCTGCAAAAATGGAGAGTGTAATGATAACGTAAGAATGTGTGACTGTATTGATTGTGATAATTTAACTCCAGGCGAAAATAGTGACACATATGGAGATTTATGTGATTTAAGCAGTGGGATTATAAGTCTCGATAGTTATGAGGTAGATTCCCCCGAAGGAGGAATGTGGAGTAGTGATAGTTGTGCTTGCAGAAAAAGCAGAGCATTCTATCCGACACCTTATTGTCCATCAACAGACTATCCCCTTTGTGATGATTTTATATCATATTCCTTCGGGGGGATATTCGCTTCTGTAATACTAGATCCTGTTACTAATGAATTAATCTTTAGTTATCGGCAACAATTGTTTGAGTCATTAGGAATTGATTTTCCTATTGACATAGGAGGTTCCGATGTAGACGAAGAGGATGTATTCGAAGATCAAACACAAGTCAATGAGTATGTCTTAGAATATATTAAATCATTCTTAGAAAAGAAAAAAGAATTTTGTTGTGCTTACGACTATGAAGACTTATATCCAAGTGTCTTCAATCCTTTTGATCCACCTCCGATTGTTGATCCACGGGAAGATCCAGCAAAATTTTTAGCAAGAAGTTTATGCAGACCAAGTTACGTTGTGAAGTTTCCAACTGAGGGATTCTATAATTTAGAGGAGTATCTTGACGAGGGAAAGGTGAGTGTTGGAGATGAGTTTGAACGATATAGAGTTTGTGATGGTGAAGCAGGTGAGGGCCCGTGTCAACCTTATTCTGTAGGAGGTGATGTAGTACCAGAAGATATAGATCTTATACAGAGTCCCTTTTACAACAGTTTCGGTTTTGGACCAATCTCAGGATGGAGGTGTAGTGAATATCATACTTGTGGTTTCGAAGTGGATGTGGATAAGCCATGTGTAGATGACGAATATGAACCCGATACTTGTCAATGTGATTGTCACAGATGTATCGCAAAGTGTGTTGAGTATGAATTTATCGGTGACGATGGAGAACCTAACGACGTTACCCCTGCACCAGATGGTCCAGTAGGATTTTCACACTGTAATGATTTGGATGGTCGATTAGGAAGTGGATTAGATGATTTACCAAGAGCGTGTCCACCAAAACCTCCTCAATGTTTTGATTTACCGTTTGAACATGTTTACACAGCGAATGACATCGAGTGCGTAAACGGAGTAAGTCCTGACGAAGATGAGTGTCAGATTGTAGAACTAGAGCCTTTATGCACAGAGGATAGAAATTGTTACAGTGAGCCTTTTGTAGGATGGAAAAAATTAAGCAAAGAAGAACTAGAAAGTCCAGATGCTCCTGCTTTTTACTGGAATCATTTCGAAGAGAGAAACGATGGTATCACTCAATACTTGTTTGATAAAATAGTTGAAAGATTTGGTCCACAAAGATTACCATCGGGTAAGATCAATCCATATCCAGCACAAATATATTTCTCCTTTGATCCCACACACGGTAACTACAGTGATGATATAGGTGTATATCCTCCGTGGGAATATGTCTTGAGAAATTTGTATGAAAAAATACGAGACGAATACGATTCAATAACAGACGAAGAAGGAGAACCTATTATTGACGAGGAAACTGGTCAACCTTTATATTATGACTTAGACGAGCAAGTTGCCTTTACAAAATTTTATGTGTCATCATTACCATCAAAGGATCTACCTCTGGCAAGTAATGAATATTATCCTCTTGATGAGGGAGAGTGGTTAGCCAACAGTTGTAACAGAGTATTCTTAAATCGCTATGGTATCACAGGACCATCAGAAGAAGATGGGTGGCCCATACAGCAATCCGATGGTTGGGATAATGAATATCCATCGTGTAGAGGTCAAAATCAAGAACGACTTGCAGCATTCACTGATATCCAATCACCCGAAGGTCTTGGATTATTTGATTACATGACAAGTCAGATCGACCTGTCAGAGAGACACTATCGGGGAACGCATTGTGTTCGAGGGAGAGACTATCCCGAAGCAAACGAGAATGCTCCACCAGAAGATTGTCAAGAATCAATTTGCAATCCCTATAATGGCGGACGACCAAGAGAACCATAAATAAATAGGAGCAACTATGGGATACGAAGAATTAGAAGAATCAAAAACCAGACTCGATGATGTTACACTCGAAAGACAGCGACCGTTTGAAACCGTTCGTGCGGAGTGTCATTACGATCTCGAACCCGTATCTTATAGAGTCCCGCATGTAAAATATAGCACCAATCGATACGATCTCGAAGATAAGTTTGTAACCCAAGGAGCAACTTATGATATTCGAGAAGATTGGGGTAAGACTAAGCATGTTGAAGATTACCCTCCAGTTTCTATAGAAGAGGATTTTGACGACCCTATGATACCTGAACCATCTGTATTGACAGATGATTTTGACAGTTATGGTTTTCGATACACCGCTAATCTTGGTTTAGGTAATTCAAAACATGCGTGGTATTCATACACAGACTTAGATATAGATCAGTTTCGCATAATCGAAGAACTAAGAAATGAACTTATAGAGCAAATAAAATTTATAAAATCAATTCAAGATGCCTATCGAGAGTGTAGGTATAGAAATTACATCACTGATACTTTACAAAAAATAGCAGAGAATAATGAAGAGGACTTTACACCACCAGATTTTGGTCCCCCTCCTACATTTATAGATCTTGAGGGTGAGACTCGTTCTATTACAGAAATTAGTGAGGATGGTTGCGACGATACAAAAGCAATATGTGAATTTTTAAGAACTGAGATAAATGAAAATCTAAAACTTGAATGTGAATTAATTCGTGAAAGACTCGGAGAAGAGTATGTTGGAACTGATCTAGACACATGGTGGTGGGAAGGTTGGTTAGACGATGATCTATTCGATAAAAGAGAATTCATGGATATCGATCATGGACAACAGGGAGTAACATTCTCTCCTGCTGATTTTACGGTGAAGGATCATTATGCTAGACCTCCCTACCAAGATGTTGCAGGATCATATGTCTGCGGTGCTGAGGCTGATGTAGATGAAGAAACTGGATTGGTCATTCCGCCAGATGGTGGGTTTACATCTGATGTTTGTGGTTGTGTAGATCCTGATATAATATTAAAAACTCTTCCTAAATACGTTACTGAGTGCAACTTCCCAAACTATGGTGAAAAGTATCCAGAGTATCTGGAGTATGTTGCAAGTAAAGACGTTCGTTTTTGGAACACCCCCCTGAATACTCCACTGCTGCGAAAAGCACAGGAAACACAATTAAGATCATCTGAGATAATGATTACTGTTCCAGGCGATTTTGGATTAGAGGTTGGTATGATTATTGAATTAAAAAACGCACCATCAGTAAATATTGAGGGAATCACTGGACGAGAGCCTGGTGCGGATGCATACTCAATTTTAGATGGTAAGTGGTTAATTGTTGGTATCAAGCATACTTTCCAAAAGGGAGGAAGACACACGAATATTATGACTTGTGTAAGAGATGGTTTATATGTTCAATCTTAAGAATATAAATAAGTAGAGGAATCAGCCATGTCAGTATACGTCAGAAACTCAGGGTTTACGGGTAGTGAAGTTGCAACGAAAAGTTCAACTGAGGATAAACTATATTCTGACTTAAACTTCTTTTTCAAACCGTCTCCGTTTTACGTCAGTCAGGGTTTGAGTGGTGATGTTCTTAGGGTGTTCGACTCAGACTCTATTAGACAATCTGTTAGGACTATCGTGCTTACAAACAAATTTGAAAAACCATTTAACACTAACTTCGGTGTAGGTGTAAGAAATTTTCTTTTTGATCCATTTGAATCTAACTTGCCTGGTGTGGGTATGTTTCAACTAGAGGAAGAGATAAAAGAACAACTCGATTTATTTGAACCACGAATTATTGTTGATGAGGTTTCAGTTCTAGATACTAGAGATGAAAATACACTAAACGTTAGAATTTTATATCGTCTAAAATCAGTAACTTCATCAGCAGTAGAAACTGTTGATATTAAAATAGTCACAGAGAGGGTAGGGTAATGGTTGAGATATACGAAGGGGATCGCCCTTTCATTAAACTAGGAGATCTTGAGTTTGGTCAATTGAGAACCGACCTTGGAAATTATTTACAAGGTTCTGGAATATTCAATGATTATGACTTCGAGGGATCTGCGATGTCCGCACTGCTGGACTTGTTAGCATATAACTCTACACTCTATGGTTATTACGCAAACATGATTGCGAACGAGGGGTTCCTCGATACAGCACAAAGAGCAGAATCCGTTTTTTCCCATGCAAAACCTTTGTCATATCTTCCTGCATCGACAAAAGGTGCAAGGGCGCAAGTTATTGTGCGAGGAACAACAAATCTCAAACCAGGCGATCTCTTCATTGGTGGTGGACTAAAGTGGACCCCAGTTAGATCATACGGCGTATCGGGTGATACAGAGATTGAGTTATATCAAGGTCAACAGATAAATGATAGATTCTATCAGTACGATTCATCTATAAATCATCAAAAATTTGAAATTCCGTCACAGAATGTTGATACAAATACTTTAAGAGTTTATGTTGATAATGGTAACGGACAAGAGAGTGAATATACGAATATTACGGACTTACCAGGCAGTATCGCTGGTGTCACCGCTGAATCTAAAATTTATTACTTAACAACAAGCACACGAGGCAAGTACGCAGTTTACTTCGGTGATAACTTTGTAGGTAAAAAACCTAACAATCAAGCATTGGTTCGATTCGAATACTTTGAAACCGCTGGTTCAAATGGTAATAACATCGCTCAGTTTGTGAGCAATACATCTGGTGTATCAGTAATCACAACCACTGTAGCAGGTGTGGGTGGATCAGAAGTAGAAGATATTGAAAGTGTGCGTACGAACGCCCCACTGTTCTTTCAAACACAGGGTAGATATGTGACAGCATCCGATCACTTAGCAGGAATCAGTCAATCTGGAATTCGTGCTAATGTGTGGGGTGGTGAGGAAAATCAACCTCCTAATTACGGACGAGTTTATGTGAGTGCTGTTGGTGTAGATGGTGGTCCATTGACCTCTGGACAAAAAAGTAACGTGTTGAGTCTTATGAAAGATAAGGGAGTGGTAACAATACTTCCTACTTTCGTTGAACCAATTCCTGTAGACTTAGTTATAGAGGGTAACGTTTTCTGGGATGCAACTCGTTCTGGTACAAGTCTAGATGTTGTTACGTCAAATATTGTAGATTACATAAACGGTTACCAGAGAGGAGCATTTGATGTTGCATTCAACTATCCAATATTCTCTGTAGGTTTAACAAGTTTAGATGATGGGATCATTGGAGACACACTAGAGGTTTATATGGAGAGAACAGTTGAAGAAGGCTCTATATCTGATACCATCCCTCTCCGTAACCAGTTACAGAGAACAAATCTACCAGGCGTAGTTAGATCGACTAACTTCCTAGCGAATATAAACGGGTCATTCCCTCTAGTTTACGTCTTCGATGATGGTAGAGGAATTATAAAAATGTTCTCCGCTCAGGATGCAACTTTTATAAAAAATGTAGGATCAGTAAATTATGAAACTGGTTTGATTCAACTTAACGATATTCAAAATACTGATGAGTTTAAGATTAGAGCAAGACCTAGATCAAATACTGTTTTAGCACAGGGAGCGGTTTTGTTCTCAACTAAAGTCGGTGACTTGGAAGTTCTTTCGTCATGACATTTTTTCTTGAAGGAGGCGCATCTGGGGACGGAGATACCGCTCGATCACCTAGTGAGTTCTTAGACTCATGGGCGAAGGCTGTAGATGCTCAGATTGCGTTTTCTGAAGAATTACAAGAGACAAAACCATCAAGTGATTTTAATTTTTATGCTATCGATAGATTACCTAGTCACGTTACAGAATTATACGATAAGTTTACTCAGTTTGTAGCACTCTTCTATAAATGGTTAGAACTACAACAGGGCATCGGTGGAGTAGCATTACTGAAAGACATCGATGAGTGTCCGAATGAGATGCTTAAGATATTTAAAAACATCTACGCTACAGGACTTCCCAATAAAACATTTAAACAAGATGAGCAGGGCGAGTCCGTAAACGTCGTAAACTTTGACGACCCTGCAAACTCCTCGGTTAATGTTCGTAACTTTTTGAGATATGTAAAAAACTTTTACCAATTAAAAAGCACAGAAGAGGCATATGACTTTTTCTTCAAGACTTTTTATGCAACCGATGTAAAGATTGATTATCCTAAAAAATTATTACATGTATGCTCGGAGGGATCGTTTCTGGGAGCGTCCGCAGGATACACTGGTCCAGCAGGAGCAACTTATGAAGCATGTTCTGAGTTTAATGCTGCTGGTAAACCTGCTGCACCAGGCTCAGTATGCGGTGTCTACTATGGAAATGAACAGGGATTGATCAGTGGATTTTCTAGAATCCATGACAACAAGTATTACCAAAACTATTCTTATCTAATCGATACAGATATTAATTGGGACTCATATAAGGATTATGTAAAAGAAGTATTACACCCTGCTGGTATGTTTATCGCGGGTAATTACGTTCTTACAGACATCTTTGATCAACCAGGCACAACTGGTACAACAGTCCCGATTGAGATTCCCGTCATCGGTAACTACACACCATATCGTTTTTCAACGTCTACAAACTTGAGAGATAATGCAAGTGGAGCGGACTTGTACCCATGTGGATATAATCCGTATGTCGCAGCGTCAGGTATTTCATATACGAGTCAGCACTTTCAAGATACGGGTGGACTGTGGTATAAAGACGAGGCTGGTACAACCGCACATCAAGTAGGTGGGTTTGGTGCATTGAATAAGGGATTCTCTATGGGATTCCCGTTAGGCATATGCGGTGCAGATCACCCTTGGGCTGGTATCGGTGGAACAGGATTTACTGGGGGTGAAGAGGCAGCACAAATTGGTATCAATGGGTTCAGAATATTCCATCATCCGAATTCGTGGTCAGTCACGGTGCAGTCAGCAACAGAAATGAAAAACATATCTCTAGGCGCTTTCTTGTTTCTGTCTGCTATAAATACTAACGTAGGTTCACCGAACAATGCGACAGAATCGACTGCGGGTTGTGGGTCAATAGGAGGATAAAATGGCTTCGAAAGCAAACGCTGGTATAGTTCAGTTAATAAACAAAACTTTTGCGAAGACTTTCGTAGATGAGTCTAAGGTTAATCCTATCACTTTTGTGGTTGGTAGGTTTTCTGCTGAGGGAGATGAGTCAGTAAACTCTGATGAGGCAAAACAAACACTAGGTGGTGCTGTAGTAGGAAAAACTATAGACGGTGAAGATAGTTTTGCTTTAGTCGCTGAAAGAAATGACTGGAGAAGTGGTAAAGTATTTAACGCTTATGATCCAAGCAGAGAAAACTCAAATCACTACGCTCTCGTTACATCCCCTGATAATACTTTATCAGTCTATCTTTGTATTGAAAATGGTGATGCTTATCAAAAAGGATCAATCAGTACGGTTAGACCTGATGGTAACTTTGGAACAATCATATCATCAGATGATGGATATAGATGGCTTCGGTTATACAATATTACTGGTAAGTTTTTTAAGTTTTTGACATCATCACACATACCTGTTCCTTCAAAAGATGATATTGACAATGCACCATCGACAAGTTCTCTCAAGTTGAGCAACTCTACTTTATCTTACTGGAATGATTTAAAAGGTAGAATTATTCGGTTTGATATAGATCCAGCGATCAAAGAACTTAGATGGGACGAAAAACCATCATTTAACTTTAAACAAATTACAGGAGATGAAGCAAATGTTAACTTTGCTTTTGATTTCGACAGCGACAATGCTGTGACCACTCGTAGAGGCTATTCATTACGAGACATTATAATTTTAGATGGTGGTTCGGGTTATACCACATCAGTAAACAATCTCAAGTTAAGCAGTGATCCTGATAAAAATGGAACTTATAATCTTGACGTTGACCAAATAGTGGGGTCTAAATTTATCACTGGTTTAGGTAAGTTTGGTCCTCTTATCAAACCAATTATTACTTTAGGTAATTTAGATTTTCCAAGTATCTTAAATTCTGACAAAGGTATGTTCGTCGCACATATTGATTCCTCCGAAATACAAAAGGTGTCAAATGTAACTAATTTTGATTCTGTATCTCTTGTTCAAAACTTAAAGCACTCAAGTGGAGAAAACATTGAAACGGTTTTGGGTAAAAACACCGCCTTCAGAATGTCAGATCAAGTTACGTTATCGACGACTACGGGTTTAGCGGTGGGTGATACCCTGAATGCTTCAAACCTATCGGGTGGGACGAGAAGCACAGGAAATAAAATAGCAGCCATCGATGTAACAGAAAAAAAAGTTGAGTTAACTAGGGGTGATCATAAAATTAATAATCTGGATAGACTTTATAAAATTAATTATACTACTGATTCGGGAACTCAGAAAAAACTTAATACAAGTGTCAAAGCAGCAAGATCAGATCTTTCAGTATTCTCTAGTTCAGAAGTTCCAACTTTGGGATTCGCTGTTGGAACAACAGACACGATCAGTACGGAAATTGGTGCAGATGCAAGTATCATTCAAGCGAATGCTACATCGAGTCTTGATGAGGGAGAGGGTAG